CCCACCATCTAGCATATACTCTTTGCCGTTAGCATCAGTATGCGTAACATAATCGTGACGATGGAGTGACTCAAGTATTGTTCCGTCAGGTGTCCGCATTCTACTGCTTAATATAACACTCATAACTTCCCCCTTTAACTTTTCTTTTATGGTGCCGACACTGATGTCGGTAGCATCCGTTTCTCTTCATCTGTTAGGCTCATAGCTTCCACCTATTATGGTTTACAAATTGGTCAGTTTAGGTACTATTAGGCCGTATATTCGGTAATAAGTAAACTAGCTGGCATCTTTAGCCGCGAACTCGCAACCCTATCGACTTCAGCCATTGCCGTATTAATTCAAAGTAGTCTATCCATTACTTTTCGGGAGGAATAATGTAGCTTGTAATATAGGAATCAAGTAACTCTTCCTCCTCCAGCATCTTTTTGTCTTTGTTCTTCTTACCAAAGATAGCATCCCAATTATCTTCATACTTCTTCTTGTCTGTGGGGCGGGTCGATGAACCTTTGCCTCCGTGTGTCTGTCCTGTAGCCATCAGCTATTCTCCTCTGTCACCACAGCCGTTAGACGGCGCAAGTACCAACCTGCTTTCTCTAGGTCTTCTACCTGCTTGCCCTTGTAGTCATAACGCCACAAGTACTTCATGCAGTTGCCCTTGAGGTAGCCTTTAAATGCAACACTGGACATAGACTCTTCGATAGCTTCAATACACTCAATGTTTCCTGTGTTGTAATGGTCAGGGCTGTTTACTGCGTCCGATTCTTCTTGGGCCGTGTCCCAACTATTGTTAAAATCTGCCAGCTCACGGCGCTCAAGGCTCTCTAGGTTCGCTATGTGATTCTTCCACCACTCTGTTTCTTTCACTACTTTGTTAATCTCTTCCTCGGCTGCGTCAAGATAGACCTGCATCAAAGACTCATCTATTGTAGGCTTTGGCACCTCTAGCCAACAGTCTCCAAACAAATCAACGTCTTCTTTATAAGCTATCTGTGCCGCAGGACTTGTGCCATCGTGTACCCAGCTAGAGTTCAAGCGTTTCATGTATTCATCAAAGGTAGGCTGTCCTGTTTCTCTAACTCTATCCCAGTCTTGAGGGGTTGCGTCATTAATGCTCATCTTTAAAATCCTCTTTTACTTTTGTGTTAATCCAGTTATCGGGTATGCTATCTTCACTAAACCATCTAAAGTTATTGGCTGATGCCCACTCTCCGTGTGACCGCCTTGTTCCATCCTTACGAACCTTTGCGGAAGGCATTGGAGCATTGGGGTTTGCAAACAAGAATACCAACTCAACATCAGCAGGAAGCACCTTGGCTATCCAGATATACTTAGAGTATTCTGCACTGTCCCAAAACCTTCCCTTGGCTTCAAGCAGTATCTTCTTCCCCTCAATAGTTCTAACAAAGTCAGGCTCATACTTGTGTGTCACAGTATACTCAACCTTGTCAACATGAAACTCCCAACCATCAAGGATGCCAGAGTGAAGTTCATATTCCCAGTTAGAGTCATAGCCTTTAATTAAATCTTTCTCAACTGGTCGCTTTACTCGTGGCTTCCTAAATCCTTTACGTATCTTTGGCATGGTACTCCTTATCGCTGTTCCATCTTCCATGCAATGTCTTGAGCTGTGACATCTTCAACCTGCTTGTCAGGAAAAATTTTAATAAGCTGTTTGATTTTAATAGTTAGCCACTTCATTGTGTAAAAACTATTGTGGATTGTACCCCTTGCCCAGATGTGTGTCTGTTTAGGGAGCATAGATTTAAAATTTTCTTTAGTAACTTTAGCGGCCTCCTCTTCAGTGAGAAGGCCCCTTAACCATTCAAGCTGTAAAGCTTCAGAATGTTTTTTAATTCGCTTGGACTTCTTGCGGTTCATAGTATCTCATCCACCTTTGGTTCTACTTCTACATGTGTTAAATACTTGTAGCCGGTAGAGTATTTAAAAGTTCTAAGGCCAGCACCATCGTTGGCATCTTTGTGACATTCATGTTTGTACTTACACCACGTACATCCTTTAGGCAATTGCATGTTTCCTTTCTTGCCATCAGGGGTCGGATTATAGCACATTTCAGGCGGCGTGTCAAGTTTTAATTCGTCTAGCAGTGTATTTATTTTTGTGTCAATGTTCGGCTTGTCCAAGTCATCGGGACAATACATACACAGCTCACCGCTTTCTTTGTTGATAACAAG